AAGGAAGCGTGGAACAATTGAGACAAATAATAAACATTCACGTGAGAACATCTATGAAAGATATTAAGAGGTTGATTGTTATAGATGCAAACCCATTAATGTATCGTTCCTTTCATTCACCAGGAACACGGAATCTCAAAACCTCAACAGGAATACTCAGTGGAGGATTCTACGGTTTTCTCCGTTCCTTTCTGACGCTAAAGAAACGATTTAAGGATTCTCGTTTTATTTTCTGTTTCGATTGTGGGCGTAGTTGGCGGAATGACTTTTTTACTGACTACAAATCCCATGGAGAGGATATTAAACCAAATGGATTTTCTATCCAGCTAGGTCATGTAGAAGAGTTTCTCACTTTAATAGGTGTCCCTGTTTATAAGGAAAAAAACTTAGAGGCTGATGATCTTATTAGTGTATTTACGAGTAAATGGGTAAGTAGACCAGGAAACTATTCAGCAATCATCGTTTCCTCTGATAGAGACTTCTTTCAGCTCATTTGTGAGAAAGTGATGGTCTTTGATGACAAGAGTAAGCGGTTTTTTGGTCCCGCAGAGGTGAAAGTACATATTGGGGTGGATTGTACGGATTTTCTCACATATAAGTGTATTATTGGTGATATTTCTGATAAAATTCCTGGTATTAAAGGTTATGGACCTGTACGAGCACGGAATCTTTGTACAAATAAAAATTGGGATGATTTAAGCAAGGAAGATGTAGAAATCTATCGACGGAATAAACATTTGATCAAGCTACCCACAGATGTAGCAGATTTACAAGCTCCAAGTAGTGTACGAGATTGGTATTATATGGAATTAGAATTTCTTATCAAAACATGGTTGAAAGGTGCTCCATATAAATTATTCTCAATGAAAGATATTATGGATGCCACGAAATTACTAACATATTATGAGTGTAAGTCATATACTTTAGAAGACTTTATAAACAAGGAATAAAAATATGGCTGAATTTGCAGACCCGAAAGTTTATTTGATTGCTGATACAGTTGTTAATGAATATGATGTAAAACGATTTTTAGGGAGTATTGGTGCTACTTCTTGGGAAAGTGATGCCGAATCAGATGCAGACTACCTCACAGAGATAGCTGGACGCTTGTGTTACGCTTCATGGGAGCCTGGTATAAATCCCAATGTTACACGTGTACGACAAGGCAATAAAAACTACGTAGATAATATTCTCAAGTCCAGGCATGGATCTGTGCTTGAGCATAGTTCCTGTACTTTTCTTTTTCAGAACGTTAGTAGAGTCTTTACGGCTGAACTGTGTAGGCATCGTGCAGGGTGTGCTATCAGTGAGGCATCGTTGCGATATATCCGTTTGGATCAACTGAAAGCTTTCCAGTCAGAGACTTTTGATGATGGAATTTTTAATGATGAAACTGGTGAAGCAAATGTTCCTACCAAAGCAGAATACTTTCTTGAGAAATTAAGAATTATGGAAGAATGGCAGGTTGAAATGGCTGAATATTTCAACTTAGATAATAAGTCCTTTGAAGAGAAGAAAATTATCACGTCTGCTATGAGGCGTATTGCACCACTTGGACTTGCGACAAATATCCTGTGGACAGCCAATATGCGTACTCTCAGATATACCTTAGAACTCAGAACCTCCAGACATGCTGAAGAGGAAATCCGTCACGTATTCCTTGAGGTAGGCCGCATACTCACGGTAAAATACCCCAATATCTTTGGTGATTTTACTCTCAATGAGCATGATGAGTGGACCACACCAAATAGCAAAATATAAATGGTACACCTATGCTAAAGTCTAAAGTTCCAAGTTGTGTAAAATGCCCATACTATGAACATGAGTTTGTACCCTCAGAAGGTAGTTTACAAGCAGATGTCGTATTTATTGGGGATAGTCCATGGAAATCAGAGGTTATAAAAAATAGACCACTGATCGGTCCTGCGGGGGATGTCTATAACGCGCTCTTAGATGAGGTAGGCTTAGAGAGACGTGATGTGTTCACTACCAACGTGGTTCATTGCCGTCCTGATACCTTGGGAGAAGCCTATCCTCCAGGGGTTGTGGAGTTGTGTACAGAACTCTTCCTGAAGCGAGAATTAGAACGTATCAAGCCTCAACTCTTAGTGCCTATGGGCAACTCAGCCATCAAGGGTTTGGGCATCAAGGAGAATATCTCAAGGATTCGTGGTCTACTCAAAGAGCACACCTTTAAGGACACCACCTATCCTGTAATTCCCACGTTTCACCCATCTTTTATCCTCAGACAGCCTGCCTATCTCCCCTATTCGGCACAGGATTTTGAGTCTATCAAGCATTTCCTAGACCATGGGAGAATGAAGCCAGAAAATACGAATCTTGACTATCGTGCAGTAATAACAAGTCCAGAATTGAGGCGTTTTTTTGAAGAATTTGAGCAAGCTAAATTCATTGCATGGGACACTGAAACGACAGGCTTAGACTACCGGACTGATGAAATACTATCTATGTCATTTTCATTTACTCCGCATACAGGATATTGTTTACCCTTCTACAGATTACCATATGCAGATCATAAGGGAGAAACTCAATATCCTACTTTTACTGAACCAACAATAAATAAATTGCTTAATTTACTCCAAGATAAACGAAAAATATTCCTCTTCCATAATGGTAAATTTGACCTACGGATGATGCACTATTTCTTTCTTAGACACTTTGGAGCGACATTTAATATAGATAATATCCGTTGGTTTGATACTATGGCGATGTACGGTTTACTTAACGAGAATACGTCACAAAGCTTAAAAGAAATATCCAAAATTCACACTGATCTTAGATATTCGTCAGAAGAACTGGCTACCGTGAAAGGTGGTCAGATGAAGAAGGCAACCCTTGAGGATATGACCAATTATAGTGTCAAGGATACGGACGCAACCCGTAGGATAGGCTTAAAATTTGCGAAAGAACTCAAAGAACAGGGTCTATGGAATATCTATTGTAGGCATATTGCCAGTGATATGAAAGTAGGGAATATCCTATTTAAAATGGAGGTATTTGGTGCACCAATAGAATTAACAGAGATTAAAAAACTTGAACACTTCATGCAAGTGAAGCTTACTCACTATCATAAGCTCATGCAGCAGATTGTAGGAAGAGAGTTTAACCCGAACTCTAGTGTTCAACTTTGTAAAGTGCTCTATGAAGAGTTAAAATTTCCTATACCGGAGAAGAAAACTGCAAAAGGAGGAAAACCATCAACGGATGAGGAAGTTATAAATGGCCTTATTGATCAATACCCGAAGAATAAATTCCTCAAATATTTTCATATGCATAGGAAATATACCTCCATAGAAAAAACCTTTGTGCGTGGCTTTGAGAAAAAGTTAGACAAGGATGGCAGACTGCATCCAGACTTCGGCTATACTCGTACTGTCTCTGGTAGAGTAGTATGCTACAAACCAAATCTGGCAAATATCCCACGTGATAGAGAGTTTGAGGAAGGAGTATTTGTTTCTATCCGCAATCTCTTTGCTGCTGCACCAGGAAAGAAAATCGTCTATGCTGATGCCGCACAAATAGAGTTTAAGACAGCAGCTATACTTTCTGGTGACAAGAAACTCATCCATGACCTTTTTGTAGATAGAGCCGATTTCCACGATCTTGTTGCGCGTGGTCTATTTCCAAAATATGAACAAACACTCATAAAGCTTCATGATGCTGAAGAAAAACTCAAAAATAAAATATCCTCAAAACGCCTCAGAGAAAAATTAGAGGATACAGTGCAGTCGTGTCTTATTATCTTAAAAGTAGGGAGAACAAGAGCAAAAAATGTAAATTTCGGACGGATATATGGTGCACAGTCTCAAACACTCGCTGATGCTCTAGGAACCACTGTAGAGAATATAGAAGTATTTTTTAAGCGGCTCGCAAAAAGGTATCCAAGATTTGAGGATTTTTTAAAAGATATACCACTCCAAGCTATCCGAGAAGGAGAATTAACAAACCCATTTGGGCGTATGAGACGATTTCCACCAACACCAGATGAGCGAGTAGAACAAGAACAAGCACGGCAAGGAGGTAATTTTCTCCCTCAAAGTAGTGCAGCTTATGTTATCAGAGGGGCTTTAGTACGCATCGCTACAACCTTTGAGCGAGTAGGCATGGCATCCTATCCCTTTAATATCGTCTATGATTCTATTATCGTGGAATCGCCAGATGATGAGGTACAGGATGCAGCAGAAATTATGATACGAGAACTCCTTGCACCAGTGCCAGAACTCGATAACCACTCCTTTGCTATCGAATGTGGTGTGGGGCAATCCTGGCATGATGCAGAGAAAAATGCCAAGAAAATATACACCATGGAGGATTATAAAACTCTTGCACTTACAACCTAAGTTTGTTAAAGTATTCACCCTGTTTGACTATTTATAAGGAGAAAAATAATGGCAAAAGTAAGACACCCACTACGCCGTGATAGGGAAGAAAAACCAAGTTTACTCGAAACAGTCATGCGTACCAGAAAACAATTGGAGGATAAGAGAGGATCGTATTTTACGGCAAAAGAAGGCGTGAACAGAGTACGGATTATGCCATCATGGAGAGGCGTAGGAGAGCAATTTTATCTCCAGATTCCCACACATAAAAATATCGGTCCTGAAGGAAAATGGGCAACCTGTCTTCAATTTTGGCAAGAAGCCTGTCCTGTATGCCGTGCAATAGATCGTCTCTCCAGTTCTCAAAACTCTAGGGACCAGAATTTAGCATCTAAAATGATGCCTGATGATAGAATCCTTATGAACGTGGGATATCCCAATGATGAGGATGGGATTGTCAAGCCATGGTCTATGTCTGAGTCATTTTTTCTAGAGATACTTGGCTATTTTGGTGATCCTGAATATGGCGATTTTACTGATCCACATGAAGGCTACGACTACGTTTTTACCCGCAAGGGTACGGGTATGGCGACAAAATATACCAATAAACATTTTGCGACAAGACCATCAGCAGTAAAAATACCAGGAGCGAAAAAGAAACTCATTAACCTTGACCAATTTCCCAAGAGATATTCTATGAAAGAGATGCGTGCCTTTCTCCGTGGTGAAGAGGAATAATATGGACTTGAGCAAAATCCAACGGAAGTTTGTGAAGAAGTATGGGCAACGGTCTATTTCTATTGCGAGTGACCAGGAGGCACTCTCACGCATTACCTATGGTTTATCCTCACAGAGTCTTTCGTTGGATTTAGCTCTTGGACGTTCAGGCTTTCCTGCAGGAAGACTCACGGAGATAGTAGGACTCACCCATACTGGTAAATCAACCCTGCTCTACCATGTCCTTGCTGAATGTCAACGGTTAGGAGGGATAAGTGTCCTAGTAT